ATCCAATGTATTGTATAGAGTGTTTATTAATTGTGTTGCCTGATCTATGTAAATAAGCCTCATCCTTTCACAAGTTAGATTGGAACCATTATTTCTTATTTCGTTCAATGAATTCAATAATAGCAAGTCTATAAAGAGTTGACCTTGACATGCCTTTCGCCTTGGCCAACTCTTTCGCCTCTTCCTTCAGCTTCTTTTCAATCTTAAAACAATCCTGATTAACTCCCATCGTTATAACAAATATAGTATAACTATCGTAAAATACCGTGTTTAGACAAAATTATTCGTCAGAATCTTCTTCATCGTCCGATTCTCCGCGATCCTTCGGGTTTTTTATGAAGTCTTTAAAGCAAGTGCCCAAGAAATAACGGTAATTATCAAAAAAGTGTCTGCCTTCCTGTTCAGTCTTAATAACATCCATCTTTTTAGTCATTGGATTTACTTTAATGGTCGCGAAAGTCACATCCTTTATAGTTTTTTCGCAATTGTCGGTGATTAACATTTCGGCATGTTGCAGCACAGAGTTACAAAGCACGCGTGAATCCTTTAACTGTAAATTCTTCTTACGCACCAATAGATTACGATCGTGAAGCTCTAAAACATCTTTAATTACCCGGTATTGATTGATGTTACCGCGTGTAGCCTTTTCCCTATTACGGCCAGTTGCGTCCCCAGTAACATCTAATTCACTAAGCCATTGAATGTATTTTGCCTTTACCATTTCGCTAAGTTCTTCAGTAGATCCGTTATCTAATTCCATTTCATCGAATATAACAGCTTTCATTTCATTTATTTGCTGTCCGATTACGCATGTCATTGGTGATACGTTAAAATCGAAGCTTATCAATAATGGAAGCCTGGTATTGGGTTCAAATGAATCTTGTTTAATGACATGTTTCGAGCTATTAAAGGCATACATGAACTTATTAGACTTATCCACAATACCCCATTTACCAAGGCAATAAACATCATAATAAAGCTCGTTTCGATCTTTTAATGAGCGCAGGCGCTCTCCATCTTGTTCGGTTAGAAAGTAATTGTCTTTATAGGTTGAATGGCATGTTGTGGCTTGTGGATCTTTCTTATCAAAGAATCGCTTTTTAAGCCAGTGGGTTTCCTCAATTGGGTTGAATGTTAAGATATATTGAATGTAATTATCCTTTTCGCCACGGATACGAATATCAAGCTGGTCCAGATCTATTTCGTCGAACTCGCTGGCCTCCTCAAGCCACATACCCGTGATACCTTTGATAGATTTGATCTTATTAGGTTCATCCAAACCTTTGCAAAGAATCATATTTCCTGTTGGAATATGCTTAAATGAGTGCTCAGTTTTGTTTATAATGAATTCCTGATCAATTTCCTGATCGTTAATAGCTGATTGCAGCTCAGCAAATATTGAATCCTTAATGGTGTTTGAAATCTTGCGGAGGCATAGAAATTTATGGCCTTTCTCGGAGACAAGTCTTTTGATTATTTTGAAGGCTGCAAAATTCGATTTGCCAGAACCAGCTCCACCATATAATACTAAAAACCGTGATTGGTTATTAATTAACGGTATATAAATGTCATTTACCAGGAGTTGCTTTACCACTGGCTGGAACTATTTCGTATGACTTAACTGTGGAGGTTTGTTCAATCTTTTTAGGAGCTTCATAGCCCATTAGCTTGGCTATTGAATCTAAGGATTTCTGTTTATCGTAAAGCTTTACCTTAACAAATTCTACATCGAAAGATTCGAAGTCATTAACAATTCGTTTGATCTGAGTCTCAATGCTGGCAATACTTGATTTTTGATCCTCCGTCAATTGGTCGAATTCCTTGCGTTCTATCCAAGTATTATGAAGATGGGCAATAGAGCTAAAGGCAAGCTTTTGATGCTCTGTAATGATCATTAAACGTGAAATTCCGGCTACTTTTTCAAGGTCTGCCTGTAGCTCGGTGCAATATGCCTTTACATTAACATTTGCTAACAGTCGGCTGGCGCTTGCCCTGGCACCCTCTTCGCTAGATTCTGGATAGGCTTTCATGTAAGCCCGTGTCCCGTTATAGTCATAAATCCATTCCTTGCAGAATACTTTCTGACTCTCTGTTAATAGTTCTTCAACCTCACTTTCAATTTTTTTGCCCTTGGCCATGCTGTATTTGACTTTCGCCCAATGAAAAAGCCCAAAACTGTTTTAAGGTCGTGGGCTAAATTTCTTACACTCCTTCCAAAGTGTTTGCTCGTTCGTGCGTCTGAGTTACGGTATACATGGTAACAAAGTACGTAAAAAAATATGAAATGTTCAAATTTCAGCTATCACCTAACTGCAATTGAAATGATATGACCATTTTTATCTTGAGCCACTATAAAGGCGTCACCTGATGTATTCACCCAAAATACTTTATCTCCTGCTGGCGAAGTATAATCAGCAATAGGATTAACAAAAGCGTATACTTTTGCTAAAGTAATCACAATAAATGATATCACTAAACATATAATAATTGTCTTTTTCATTATTCATCGCGTTTAATTTGTCTTTCACTTATCCTTTAATTCACTGAGATAATGCTTAATAGCTTTAATTTTATACTTTAATTCCTGCTTTTTAGATGGTTCATAATATCCCATTCTATAATCGTTTTCAAGATTTGAAAGCAGTCCTAATATTTCATGCTTTGGCATTTTCCTTAATACTTCGTATGTTTTAAGTTCCCATTGAAACTGGTCAATAGGATTAAAAAAATTGATAGTAGTAAGTGTTATTGCTGCGATGATCATCATAATTAGTAGCATAAAAATAGGTTCGTCCATTAAGCTCATTTGTATGATCGTTTAATTTGTCTTTCGTCTATTTCCCAAACAATTTTAGATGAAGTTCCTCAGCTTCAGAACGTGTTTTTGATGGATAAATTCTGAGTACATTCTTAATCCATGATTCCTTAGACATTTCTTCGCGTTTTTCATTTATGGATTTCCTGTTTGCTGGTGCTCTCATATTCAAAGATTGATCGTTAACTCTTCTCCTTATTGTCAATAGTGACATAATTATTAAGGCGTAAGTCTTTAGCGTCGATCATTTTCCGTAACTTAATTTAGCTCCAATGCGCTAACTCCTACTAAACCATCCTCTAATAATTCATCGAAATTATCATCAATATCAGAATCAGATATAGCTATTCGGGCGGCTTCAAGTGCTAACTTTTTAGTTTCAAAGACTTTATTCTCTAGTCCTATATCCCATTCGCACCAAACTTTAAATAATTGCTTTTTCATAGTCTTTTCAAATAAGGGAGCGACACAATTATCGCTCCCTGTTCATCATATTTAGAGTTGCCTCGATACATGCGACTTAGCTTTCACTTAGATGGATTCTGTTTCCTCGCACTCACAGAATCAAGAAACCGGTATCGTTTTTACGGCATAAGGTATCAAAGTTTGCCGTCTTTCCGGCTGTCATCGGTTCTCGTGACTCCTAACTATTCCGAAAAATCATTAGGAACCTGGGTTTTGTGATCTTAAAAACTAAACAGGTATCAAAGTCCTACGGGGATTCTCTAGCGCACGCTTTGGCTATCTTTCAGCATCGACCACACACCCAGTAAACTTCTTTTTCAAACGGAGTGTATTGTCATTAAACAATGCAACTTCCGAAAACTTTTTACGACCGAGTTTCAACGTAATCCCACCGGTTGCATCCTGATGACTCATAATGCCACGTTTTCTACGTTTTCTAGCCTTTCGTTCGCGTTTTCCTAAATGTTGACTCATTTGATTTGTAAGCTACCTGCGTTATCTCATTTGCCTACTTTTGATGCTCCTGTTTAGTTTATGTCTTTCAAAGTAGGGGCTAACCAACTGCTAGCCCCAGGTTTCGCGCAGATTATTTCTTATCCTGTTTGATAAATAGAATTCCATCTATATTAACAGGCTCAATTTTACCAGCCTTGATGAGCTGATATATCCAATTACGGTGCTTACCTTTTTCCTTAGCGTGATTCGCGACCGTTTTTAATCTCTTCTCGTCAATCATGAAACAAATGTACTAAACAATTGTTAATAATCAAGTGCCAATAAAAATAAATTAAATATTTCACTAAACACTTGCACGGTAATTGGCAGTTGCCTACATTTGATTATCAATTCACAACAACATTAAACGGAACGGATTATGAAAGCTTCAACATCAGCAAAATACAACATTAATAGATTTGGTATTTCAGGAATGGAGATCCATGCTAATAATGGGAAAGTGCTTAAAGTTTTCAATGAAAGTAAGAATGAAAACACTAATTGGTTTGCTGCTGTTGCGTGGGGCAAAGAGAATATTGATCTTATAAAGATAGATCATCCATTGAGGAGCGGTAAAGCGCTGGTAGACAACCGGGGAGTGGTAGCCTGAAAGCTGGCCGAAAACTAAAGCACCGAAAAAGCTTCCCCTATCTTTATTTTAACATATATAATATTATGACAATAACCACCACCGACCGCCTCATCTTACACTCCATGGCTACTACTCCTATGAGTGAGAGAATTAAAATGAAATTGAAATACATTCAAGATGGATGTGCACACAATGTAACAAGGGAAGGAATTTGTATTGTTTGTAACTTAAAGATTAAATAAAACGATAAAGCCATTCCCCTAGATTCTCAGGGAAACTGACAGCTTGGTCTTTACTGAATTGATTTCAGATAGGGGATGGCTTTTTTAAACTAACATAATTATGGAAAAAATTAAAAGAGTGCCACGCAAAATTAAGAAGGAGCTAAAGAAAATAATACTAGCTCTAATTGATCCATCAAAAGAATTAAATCTACAATCATTCAGTAGTGATAAAAGGTTTATTCATCTTACAAGATCTTACAAGGGTATTTCAGTTGTTTGTTATCATTTGCGTTAATGTGTTATGAAACTGAATCAAGAATTACTTACCAAAATTACAGAAGAACTTAAACATGAAAGTCATTTTAAACAGGTTCCGGATTGGTGGGATAAAGATTTTGGTATATGGCCAGAAGTCTGCCGCCGCTATTCCGAACAAATCATAAAATGTGATGGCTGTGACGGTTCTGGTGAGCGTGAATTCTATCACGAAACTTTGGGAGATTCTCCTTGTTCTTGTTCTTTGTGTGAAGGTAAAGGTTACTTAGAAGAATAAAGATTATGGAAAACAAAAACAAACCTGCATATCCTCTAAGTGCTAAATTTTATAATGAAGAGATTGGTAGAGGGATTAGTCCTAGAGATTACAAAGGATTAACCAAACGCGAACTTTTCGCTATGGCAGCAATGCAAGGATTGTGTTCAGATGGAAAGTATACAGAAGGAAGAGTTTATAATCCTTATTTGCCTATTATGGCAGTTTCAATTGCTGATGATCTCTTAAAAGCACTCGACAATGAAAAAGCCTGAAACCATAATCATAGCCTTAATCGGCTTCTTAACGCCCATACTTTTTACTTTGGGAGTATGGCTTATTAAAATGTATGTTCACTTAAACTCGCAAAATATATGAGTCACACTAAAGGGCCATGGGCTTGGAGACGCTTTGGAGATACTTACACGCTTCATGCTGAGCATGGAAGAAGAGACACAATTTTAGGAGCAATACCACACGGACAAATGAAATATCCGGTTATTGCAATGTCAGTTGATGGTCGATTAACAGATGTTGATCCTGAGCATCATAATGCAAAATTAATTGCTGCGGCTCCTGATCTCCTGCATGCTTGTGAATCTGCAATTACTATCTTAAATAAAGATGGTTTACATAGGGATCTTTTTATTGAACTTTTTAATGCTATACAAAAAGCAACCGAATAGCCATGTACCACGAACCCGACCATTACCACCACAATGAAGACGAGGAAGCAGACATTTACGTGGATGCACTCAGAGGTAAGCGGGTTATTCGTTGGGTACTTGGAGCAGTTATTTTGTTTTTAACTATACTTTTAACTTATATACTACTATGAACGAAGATTCAAAAACATGGTTGCTCACTCAGTTGAACATCTATAAAGACTATCAAAAACCAGGGCTTTACACTGGTAGTTGCCAATTTACAAATGGCATAAAAATGCAAATGACAATAAACTTGGATCATGAAAAGGCAGCTAAAATGATTTCATTTCTTTCAAATGAGATTGTTGAGAGTGCTAAGGATTTATCTAATCTAATTGTTAACGCAATGCCGGTTCAATTAGAGCAACATAAATCAGAGGAAGCATGACACAATCACCTCTAAACTCAATCACAGAACTGGAAAGAACTCCACTTCCTGAAAAGATAGTTCTGCAAATGGAGACGCTTATAAAGCTATTACAAGCTCAATGCGAACAGTTTGAAAATGACTTCATCATGAGTAAGTGGCAAGCGCCTGAACGAATTAAGAACTATCTGGAATCATCACAGGAGCTTCAGAAGCATCTTGAACCTGATGAAAGAAGTAGGGCTGTAATGGTCGAAGCAAAAGCCTGGTATAGTAAATTACCTTCACCTTTTTAACACATAAAATACATGACTGAAGAATATAAAAAGGAACTATATGATTTCTGTTTTAGAGATAATAATCTAAATTCAGATAAGTTCAATTGGATCATAGAGTTTGCTGATCGTGCTGGAAGTGGCACGGCAAAATTATACGATGAAAGAACACGCCAGTTTAATGAACTCAATCATAAATACGAAAATCAGCAAAAGGTTATATCTGATCTTTATGAAAGGCAGAAAAGCAAACTTATGTCAGTTTATTATCTTCTGGATATGCTTCAAAACTACGGAACACATCATGAAAAAAATATAGTTATTACTGCACTAAAGACCACTATTGAAAAGTTGGTTGAACGTGACCCGCTACGGTTAAACGAAGATATGTTACCTTTTTAACACTTTAGAACATGCCAGAAACACAACAACTAAAATTATGAGCTTTAAGAAATTGGAAAATAACAGACCGTTTTTGAAAATGGCCCTTGAGGGTTTCGCCGGTGATGGCAAGACTTTTACAGCGGTTCAAACAGCAATAGGTATTCACAAGCTTATCAAAAGCACAAAGCCTATTGCAATGTATGATACAGAACGCGCCCTGAAGGCCTTAAAATGGAAGTTTGACGATGCTGGCATAGAGGCAGTCATTGAGGACGAAGAACGTAGCCTACAATCGCTTTACGAAGCTATCAGATGGTGCGAGGCTGGTAATGCTGATATACTTCTGATTGATTCAATTACGCACGTCTGGGAAGAGTTCTTACGGTCTTATATGAATCGCCCGGATAAGAACGGAAATCCGATGAAACGTAATCGACTTGAATTCCAGGATTGGGGAGTACTTAAACCTCAATGGAAAGAATTATTTTCGACTCCTTTCGTAATGGCTAAATGTCACATTATTTTCACCGGCCGCGCTGGCTACGAGTATACAGACGAACGCAATGAAGATACTGGCAAGCGTGAGATATTCAAATCAGGTATTAAGATGAAAGCCGAAACTGAAACAGCATTCGAGCCTGATATTTTAGTTCTCATGCAGAAGAAACAGGATCTTATCAGTGATGAAAAAACTATTTGGCGTGAGGCTATGGTTGTCAAAGATCGCACAACTCAGATTGATGGCCGGACATTTAAGAACCCAACATTTGAAGATTTCTATCCGGCTATCAAAGTTTTACTTGATGGCACGTTAAGAGAAATGCATGGCGCTCAAATTCCTGATACATTCGCTGAGTTTGAAAACAAATATAGCGAATTTGCAAAAGACCGTGAAATAATGATTGCTGAAATTGAGGGTTGTTTTGAGCTTATGGGATTGGGCACAGGCGCGCAAGACAAACAAATTAAGGCATGGACATTAAATCAAGTTTATGGTGTCAATAGCACTGAAATGCTTACGAAGAAAAATAATACCATTATCAAGAATGGCTTAACCGTTATCAAAGAATTCTCAAACAAATACAGAGATTACATGAACGAATGTCTTGATTTAGGCGTGCCTTTGGAAAAAGGAAAAGTTCAAGAAATGATGAAGGATCTTAAAGAACCTGCAAAATAATGGAAGGCCTTTTAATACCTGTTGTCGTTGAGACTATCCGTTACTCAGGAACTATCGCCAGGGAAAGCCGCCGAATTATTCGGACTTCGTAACAAAGTTTGCTACGCCTATTTTTCAGCTAAGCAAATCGAAAGTAAAGAACGGCTAATCATTGATTCAATGGATCCTGAACTTAAAGGTAAGACACCAGGTCAACGTTTACGCGCTGTTATGTATCGCCTTTGGGAACAAGATGCCGAAGGATATAAGGATAGTGAAAGCTATTACATCGCTAAAATGGAGCAGATCATTTCAACTTATAAAGGCAATCTGATATGAAACAACCATACACACCCAACAACCT